TCATTGCTCTCTTCCAGAATGTAGTCACCCTTTTTTGGCTTTTTGAATTGGATAACCCACCAATAAGAAGGCGAGCCATCCTCGTAATAATTAGTAAATCTTTGTTTTAACTTTGCGATTGTTGGTAAACCAATTCTCGTTATGTTTGGATCTACGCTCCCTTCAATGCTATTTCCCATATTTCCACTATGGGAAATTTCAAGAATTTTATCATCTTCTTTTATTTCAGTAAACCCAACTGTCCTAATTTTAGCATTGGATGAAAGCCGGGCGAGTTTGTTCTTCGCTTCATCCAATACTTCATTGCTCTCTTTAAGCTTATCAATCTTACTCTGAAGCATCTTCTTATATCCCGGAAGACCGCCATAATTCTTCGCGACCTTGGGGTCAGGATTCTTTAGGAGTGCCTCCAGGTCAGTGATGTCTTCCTTCTTGGATTCGGTAATATCGTTTGTGCTCTCTTTGATACCATGCTTCTTGGCAAGTTTTGCCATATGCTTTTCAGCATCTTTAGTTTCTTTTTCATCGGCATACTCGTCTTTATAGGTCCTTGTAGCACCATAATCAGCCATATCATCAGCAACTTTCTTACCGAATTTTTGAGTCACGAACTTAAAGATGACATCTGCCTTCTTATCATTCCATTTTGGATTTCCGTATCCAATTCCATACCCTTGGTCAGATATGTAACGGGTGTTGGTAAAATCAACCCATATGTCTTGCAGGGACATCTTGTCCATGCTGCCTTCGTTAATATCGTTTCTGATGTCTTTAAATGATTTCATTTTAGTTTAGGACCAACCTTTAATTATTTCTGGTGAAAAGTTATTCATGGAGAACTCCAGTCGATCTACTAGTTTGACTGCGCCGCCGCCGATCTTGTCAATAACCACAAACCCTTCTTGGCCCGTGACACGGAATCCATTCTTCGTGCGAACAAATGTATCCATTTTCTTGAGGTCATCTAGTTTTGCAATGATGAGTTTCTTTGCCACAACTATTGCATTCTGCAATTGAAAAACCAAGTCAAGGTTCTTTTGATTTTCCTTAGAGAAGAACTTCAGGAATTCATCTCGTCTCTTCGCGACGTTGGCCTTGCCCTTCTCGGACTTCCTCAGCTCTGTCTCTTTGGCATATTTATCATTGACCCAAGCAATCATGTCCTGGACATGCTTCTTGGTATTCTTGACTTCTTCACCCTTGCGGACAAAGGTGTTATTGAAAGTTTCGATTTTCTGTGCCAGTTCGGGGTTCCCCTCTATCACCCGAAGAGTAGAACCAGCGATTTTCTGGAAAATCTTACCAGCACTAGTGAGTGCCTTCTGGACCTTCGCGGTATCTTTGGCACTCAGGAGTGCCTTACCAGAGATATCATGCAGCCCGGCGTCTTGAAACCAGACACTTGAAGTCTTGGTGAGTTTAGATGCATCTACCTCATATGAAGCAGTCATAGATTCAAAGTCTTTCCCGGCATATGCAGTATGAAACACCACACCGAGCTTGGCTTTGGAAATCTGTTTACCCAGATCACTATTCGCAGGGACCGTATATACGATAGTGTTGGGTTGAAAGGTTATGTAGGACTCACCATCAATGGTTTCTTTCTTCAGGTCTTTCTTCGTGAACATAATGTCACCCTGCATGACTCCTTTGATACCAAGTTTCGGGAGTTCTGCAAGCGCGACCTTCATCTTCACTGCCAGATCACCAGACATATCAGCATCGATCTCTGCGGGTGTCTTATAGACCTTCGGTGACTTGTTGAAAATGCCCTTCTTCGCGACAAAGAACTTCCCATCTCCGGGATCCTGGCCCGCGAATACAGCAGGTGCACCATCCCACTTCACAGTAATGTCAACCGACTTGGAGGAATTACCTGCAAGCATATCCCGCAGGGAACGAAGCGCAAAGATTGCTTCGCGCGCACCAGATACACCTCCATAGATGACCTGGTCCTCGATGTGTTGCATGTGAGTGTTCTTACCCACTGCTGCTTCTGATAGAAATTCTGTGAAAGTAATCATTTTACCAAGGGTCGCCGCTGAGTTTAAGGGATGATGCCATCTTTTCAGATTCGAATTTGAATCGAATCTTCATAATATTTTTGGGACCAGCCTTTACACCAATAGACTCATTTCCAATTGGTTCAAGCTCAATATCATACTTAGAAAAAGCAGAAAGCTTATCGTTCTTGAGTGGGTCCATTGTTACTGACTTATATGGTGGTTTTTTACCCTGCCCAGTAACTTTAACATATGGAGGATAAAGAACTTCAGCATCCATCCAGTCATCTAAAAGATACTTCTTCAAAGAGACTTGGTCAAAATGAAGAAGACGTTTCAGGAGGATCTGGCGAAACTCTCGCATGGTTGTGACACCAATTTCGATGGTCTGCTTTCGAATATCCTTATTGGTTCGTAAAAATTCCTTCCTTGCTTTGGTTGAGGAAGGAAGGTCAAATCGCCGGATAGTATCTTCAGTGACATGCTTGAGTGTTGCACTGAAAGAAGTGTGTAGACTTCTGTCAATAGTTCCGACACCGGGATTCTTGAAACCGATATCACCCTTACTCTTTGTAGCTTTGGCTGATAGACCGAGAAACCCATTAGCCGGTCCATCAGCGAATCGAATGAGAACGTCAGTGGGATTCTTCTTCTGGTTGACTTCTTGACCAACTGCCTTGGACATTGAGTTTGGTCTTGCGGTCCACCAGACTTGAGTGGGTTTACCTTTATAACCTGCTTTTTTTGCCCATTTAAGAAAATCAACTGCCATTACTGAAGCCTTACCTTTGGCATCTTCGACTGCCGCGGGTGAAGCTTGCTTTATTCTTTCTTCAAACTGCCTTCTTGCATCAGCATCAAACCAGCGATTTCCAGCAAGGACATATCCAACCCATATTTCGTTAATATCTGCTAGGATTGTGTTAGCAGTTTCCGTTAGATATTCTTGAAAAGTCTTCATATTAAGCATACATTGAAATCATTCGCTCCATCTCGGGCTTAGAAACATTCACACCGGCTTTAAGAGAACCAGCATACATATTCAGACCCCGGGATAGTTTTCGAAGATTTGCAGATTGAGATGATTTGCCCTGCCGGAGAAGTGTCACGACATACTTACGATCCTTGGAGTCGAGCTCCATACCATCATCAAGTGGCATCTTATCTACAATCTTTTCCATGAAGTCATAAATCTCCTCTTCAGTCGGATCGATATTCACCATGAAGGCACGTGTTCGGAGAGCACCATCTGGGTCGAGTTTATCCGGTTTCAGGTTAGAGATAAAGATGATTTTCCCAGTGAACTCAAAATACCTTGGAATCAAGTTCTTCTCTTCCATTTCATCATCCGTGTAGTCATCCGGCTCCACGACATCATGTCCTCGCTTGGAATAGACCAACTTACGAATCTTCTTGGTATCGGTAGCAGCCTTAAGGATATTTCTACTCTCCTGATCAGCAAAGACGTTATCAGAATCATCGAAGAATAGAATCCGGTTTCGGTATTTAAAGAGAAGTCTGTAAAGACCTGCAGCAGAGATTGAACCAGTGTTCTTAAAGTAGTCTCTATTATCGACCAGACCCAATGCGTCGAGTTCCTTCTCGGCCGTGAAGGTCTTACCAATACCACCACGTCCAGCAACAAAGAGAGCATTGGAGGCACCAGAATACATCATCTTCAGGAGATTGGCATAATCTTCGAGTTGTTTCTCGAAGACCAACCGATCTGCATTTGCCTCTACATTAGCTATCTCGGGATCGACCTCATAAACATCATTAGAACCACCACTGGAAACCGAGGCACGAACTGCACCAATAGAAGCGAGAATATCAGCACTGGAACCTTTGATGTCTTTATCCAGATCATTACCACCAGACCAGACAAATTTTCTACCTGATTTACTAAATGCACCGGGGTAACGATTCCTGAGTTCACGATGGATTCTATACCCAGCATTCGTGAATTTATTACCAATATCAGTGGCACTATGCTCGGGGTTCTTCTTCATGTAGTCCAAGACCTGAACTGGAAGAGATGCATCGAGATTTTCACGGATTGGTACTGCCTCTGGTTCGACATAAAGAGTCTTGCTCTTCGCGCCGGATTTGATGAAATCTACAAATGCAGGAAGAGCTCGGACCAATGAAACCTGATCATCAAATTGAATATTCACGGGAGTCTTCTTCTTACCATCCCAGTAATCGATTGATTCCAGATTCGAGGAAGATACCGAACCGGCATTTTTCCAATTGAATCGAAGCGATTTGGCTCCCTTTGGGATATAGAAACGGATGCCGAATCGCAGCCCCTTCTTACCTGTGTATTTTTCAATTGAGGGATGCGAGAAGAGTTTTACCTTCAGCTTCTTTGCAAGATATTTTGCAATGAGATTTGAGGCTTTTCCGAGTTCCGATGAGGAGACAGATTCCGCGAGATGGTCTTTAAATGATTTTTCCATAGTTCCCATATAGTGTGCGCTAGCACGGTTTATATGATACTATTTATACATTTCAGAATCTCACGCCATGATATTTCACACTTTGAAATCAGAGAAATCTTGTCGATTACCCACGGCAAATGGAGTAGCAGCAACATGAGTAGGAGTAGAAGCCGTCTGTGTCGGTGCAGCATCAGTCATCACTCCCTCAGTTGCATCTTCTACATCAAAGAGTCGCATATGAGATTTGTCCACCCCAATAATGAATCTCTTGTTGGTAGCAATATCATTGTATCGATTCTTGAGTTGCTTGATCAGTAATTGACCAGATGCCTCAAGTTTCTCATTACTGATTGCTGCAATCATGAAATCCGCCGTCGCAGGGAGACCAAATGACTCAGATGTATCAGTGAGGTCGACATCCGAGCTCTTAAAACCCTCTCGGTTCAACTGTGTGGCAGACCAGATAGGGACATTGAATTCCACGGCAAGTCCCCGGATCTCCTCGGCGATTGCCTTGACATAAGAATATGAATTCACAGAACCACCCAGGGCACGAATACGGGACGAAGAACAGATGTTCAGGTAATCAATGAAGATAAGGTCTGCATGAAAATCTTTCTTCAGGCGAAGTTCATTCAACAATGCGCGAAAATGACCAACATGAGCAGATCCAGTCGGATATTCTTTGATCACCAACTTACCATTAGTCTTTGCCTGGATCTTTGATATCTTGGAGTCGAATATCTCTTTACTGACATGACCAAGTTGGTCAAGAGAGATATCAAACAGATTGGCATCGATCCGTTCGGCGATTCTCTCTTCCGCCATCTCCATTGTGATATACAGAACGTTCTTACCCTGTGAGAGTGCGGCAGCAGCAAAGTGACACATCATCAAACTTTTCCCAACACCGGTTCCTGCCAGGATGATGTTCAGTGTCTTATTCGGAACACCGCCCTTCGTGATGGTATTAAACAGCTCAAGGTCAAAGGGTGTTCTGTCTTCTTTCTCATGATAGAATGCATATCGTTCATCTGCATTCTCAAGGTAATCATGCCCGACATTGGTATCAAATGTCACTGAGATTGCCTTCTTCAGGATATCTAAGATCGACCCCTTTGTTGCCTCTTTATTCTTCCCATCAATGATTTCAATGGATTCAATGATCGCAAGATGGACAGCTCGATCTTGACACCATTTTTCAGTTGAATCCAGTAGCCAATCTTCCTGGCAATCACCTTCTTTTGCAAGGGTCTGGATCGTCGAGAGGACTTCGCCGGATTTGAGTTTGTTGCTGTCAGACTCTTCGTATTCAATTTGCAGTGATGGCGAATTTGGTAGTTTATTATACTTCGTGATGAAGGAGAGGATTAGATCATACACCGTGCGATCTGTGCCCTCGAAGTATTCTGATTTGATATGCGGGAGAGCTTTTCGACAAAAGGATTCTCGCTGAATGAGGTTTCTAAGGATTAGGTTCGGTAGTGACATTTGCATTTCGGTCTTCTAGCGCTGCTTGTTCTTCTAATATATTGAGTAGAATCTTTCCAATTGTGTCTTGTAATTCTATCATCTTTTCCGCCTCTTGTACAGAGATATCTTTAGGTGGAATGATGACTTCAAAGTCAAATGTGACTTTACAGGTTTCCTCATTATCATCTTCCCCAAAGCGCACCTTGCCGAGCGAGAATTCAACCTCTTTGAATTCACCCTCAGTGATTCGAATGATTGCCAAGTTTTTACCAGAATCCTTATCCGTTAGTTCGTAGTTTTTCATATTAATTTTAGTGTTCATAATCCAAAAGCACTTATAGTATGTTGGAAGGGATTACCTTCGAGTTCTTTCACGCTGTCCAACATCATCTGCGCGATCTCTCGGATCTCTTTCTGAGCATCCGGCTTGTTTCGCAGTTGTTGGAAGTGGTTGAATGATCTCCAGTTAAACATCACATCAGCGCAGATTTGACTGTTATAAGTCTTGAAGAATCTAGCAGATTCTTTGGCACGTTTACGCCCCAAGATCGGTTCAAGATCAGCGACACACCGATGATATAGTTTGTTTCCGACCTCAGTATATTGTGCCAGACGCTCACCCCAATCAGGTGATTCATCTACATTCACTCCAGTATCTTCTGAGGGAATGATCCCCTTCCAATCATCTGGGACGAAACACTTGTCCTCTTTCAGTTCCTTGTATCGGGCCGATTCGGCATTGATTGATACCCCAACGCGATGTTTAAGCAGGTGAATATGAGAAGCAATATCAGTATCAACCAGAAAGTGCAACGAAGATTTTTCAAAAGGTGTGTGGTGACCCGCCTCAGCGAGGAAGGCGAGTAGTTTTGGTATTCGGTTTTGTTTTTCATTTGTAAGTGTTCGGCTGGTTGAAGTCCATGCGCTACAGGCATGGACCTCATCGTCTCCGTAGTGTCCGATTAGTTCGACTGTGTTTTTATGCATTAATGTCTATTTTTCAATATTCGATCCCAGATCGGATCATCGATTTGTTTCATTATTGGTCCCCAGATTTTACCGCGGATTCGCCAGTGGAGTTGATTCTTGACTTGCCAACCGATTTGATCGTTAATACCTCGGCGGATCTGATTCCAGATTTGATGTTTAAGACTCTTCATTTTTCAATTGGATCATCTATCTCCCAGCTGATTTGATATTCGAGTGGATGACTGACCTGCCACCAGATTTGATCCCAGATTTGCCGCCAAATTTGATGGCTGACCTGATGCTCGACTTGACGGTTGGCTTGATTACAGATTTGAGCATCGGTGCGAGTATCAAGGTAATCATCGATTTGATCCTTGAGATTCTTCATGTCTTAAAATGCAAATTGAATTCGACTTGATTCAAGATTTGAGACTCGACTCGCCACCAATTTTGATCCCAGATTGGAACTTGGATTTGAATATTGATCTCCCGAGCGAGTTGATCTTCGACTTGATCGAGTTGATCCTCTTGACACCACAGTATCGAGTGGATTTGTCGCTTGAGATTCTTCATTTTTCAATTTGTGCCCTGACTTGAACCCAGCCTTGCCGCCTGACTTGATTCCAGATTTGCCATCTGATAGGAGTCTCACACTGATTCCAGACTTGAGGGGTGAGTTGGTGCCAGACACGCTCCCAGATTTGATGTCTGACTTGAATGTCAATTTCCCGTTTGAGATTCTTCATGTATCAAGGAGTATCATATGTCTGGAGGATCATTCCTGCCTTGATACATGAAGACCGGATTGGTTCTGGTTTTACTTCAAACCAAGTGCGGATATTCTGTCGATAACGATACCGTAAAATGCTTGATTGCATTCGCTGCCGGATGATGGTGATTGGGTTTGATGTCGATTCTTGTTTCATTGTCGTCATAACTATGATACCATAACGAAATGACTTTGTCAACACTTTCCGTGTTTCATTTAACCAACTGGAAGGTTTTACTTTTTATGTGTCTCCATCCCTTACGTTCCTCTATCCACTCGACAAAACTCAAATCAGGGGGAATGTAATTTAAAGCAAGATCGTGTGCATAGTCAAAAACCCAATGACGATACTTATTAGTAAACTCACTGCATTCATACCCAACACCATCTACATCAATGATCATGTTCCACTCGATCCGAATCCACCCATGCCACGCTCAGCGGTACTCAGTTCATCGACAACATAAAGCCGGAAATCGTCGACGCGCTCGAAGATGATTTGAGCAATACGGTCTCCACGAGTGATTGGAAACTGCTTAGTAGGATCATGATTGATAAGGACAACACCAATTTCATTTCGGTATCCAGAATCCACGACGCCAGCGAGAACATCAATTCCTCGTTTGACTGCCAGCCCACTTCTGGGGGCAATTCTCCCATAGTAACCATACGGGATGCCAAGAGCAATACCTGTTTTGATCACCATCCTATCACCGGGGTATATGATCCCATTCTCGTTGGAATACAAATCCCATCCAGCATCATCTGCATGAGCCTTAGAGGGAACGAGTGCGTCTATGTCTAGCTTTTTTACTGATACGGTATTCATCAAATTAACTGGGGATCAGGAGTAGTAGGTCACGGATTTCTTGTCGGATATCTTCTACGAAGAAGTTCATTGTATTGTGTTCCTGCAACCATTTTCTTTGATCTGCGACTTTCTGGTCTAGGTCGAGGATCCTTTTTTTCAGTTCTTGTATTTGTGCTTTCTTCATATTCTATCTTTCCAAATATTTCATCATAGTTATCACGAAACTCCTCAGTAAAGCAGTTCCGTGGTGAATCACCCTTACCGTTTGTCTTGCTCATTTAACAAAAGCCTTTTGTTCCAATATTTCTCCTCAAACAACTCATATGTCAGAGCACAGATATCACATTGCGATACTAGACTCTGTGCCGAATGGGAATCTTCTTTCAACTCCCAACCTTTCTTTACCGCACATGTTTTACAATAATTCTTCATAAGCTTACAATCATTTCGTTTGTCCCAGTAACCGTCTTAAAATTGATCGAAGGCAACGTATTGGTGATAATCACCTCTCGGGGTGCTCTGGTCCTCTCTGGGATAACACATCCACATGATAGGGCAAGAATAATGATTAACAGTAATAGTGATAGTTTATTTTTCATCAGGGGGAGTCGATCCACGGAGCCTTGTTTTTAGTTGTTCGACATAGTCTTCGTATATTTCAAGTCCAATCTTGTAATGGCGGCGATCTTTGAGCAGACATCCAATGATTACACTTTGAGCTATAATTACGTAAAGCATGGCGAATTCAGGTGTAGTAGTCATACGTCTATGGTACTTTCAATAGCAGGAAGTGATTTCACAGGGCCCGGGACATCTTCCGCGGCCTCACTAGTTTCTTGAAGCATCGGTGAATGCGCTACCGTGAACTTCTTGCGAATCACTTCAGCGAAGTCAGTATTATCTATAATTGGCTTCCAGAATTCTTCCTTCATGGTATCTGCTGCTCGGCAATTACTTGGAGCGAGTTCTTTATTGGTAGCAGGGTCAATCGGCATATACCATCCATTCTTTGGTTTGATGACATGCCCCGTCTGTAGAGCAACCTCCAGGAGACCAGACCATTTTTCAATTCCACCTTCCCATGAAACCGAAATTGGAATCTTGGATTTCTCCCGAACAAACCGAGACTTTTCGATATTCACCACAAAGTGATAACCCTGAATCTCAGTCCCGACCTTGTCTTGCTGACGGCCGATGATCCAGATGTTATCACTTGAGTAATATGCACCCGTGCCACCCGACACGATTGCTTTGGGAAACATACCGATCTCCATGTATGTGTGGTTGATCGTCAGGAGAGGAATATCCTTTATCGTCAAGTGTGGCGTCACACATCGAAAGAGTGACTTCATTGCCTTCGCGCGAGTCATATCAGCAACACTTTTTTCATTCAGTGCATCCTCGACTTCCTTCTTGGAAGCGACATTACCAATCGAGTCAATGATGATGATAACCTTCTCTCCCCGCTTGAGCTCATTCATCTGGTGAATCAAATCGAATTTCAATTCTTCGATATTAGTAACAGGTGAATGGAGAACACGATCCGTATCGATACCAAATGATTCAAAGTATGATTGCGGTGAACCGAACTCACTGTCATAGAACAGGAGTGCTGCATCCTTATATTTCTTGAGATAAGCAGAGGCGATCAACAAGGCAAAGGATGTCTTGAAGTGTTTACTTGGTCCTGCGAGCATTGTGTGCCCCGGGGAAAGTCCACCATCAAGTGAACCAGACAATGCCACATTGAGCATTGGAACAGGGGTTGTGATCATGTCCTTCTTGTTGAAGAACTTTGAATCAGTGAGAATAGAGACGTGCTCAATCCTACTGGACTTTTGTAGTCTATCGATTAGTGACATAATTTATAAATTGATCAGGTAAATTCAGGGGGTTCGGTGTTCTTCACAAGTTTCGGCAATGTATTCACAGTATTCTTGCAGGGATTTTAGGTTGGCAAATGAGGTAGTGGAAAGATCATATTTATCTATCAAGGTCTTCAACTCATTTGCCTTGCACATAATTGCATGCTCTGGGGTTTCTTGCATCACCAACTTCACCGAGCTATCCGCTGGCTGGTTGGTGTTTCAAGACCATCCATAGCACTTGGGTGGGCCTCATGATCAAAATCGAATAGCGCGACAATCCCCGGTTCGATGGGAATGATCCCTCGCAGTTCCAAATCGTCGAATGGAGGGAATGATGGATCTCCCGTGCCTCTCTCTGCCAGCATTTCCGCTTCTCCAGCGGATCGTGCGATGACGAGAAGATCGGTATAGTCACCATTCATTGGGTCATCCCGAAAACGATACATACACAAGGGTGTTGGGTCTTCACTCATTATTTTTATAATTCAATCAATTCAACTGTGCACGTTTCTGGTGGGAACCAGGTCGTGCAGTTTGCCGCCCGGTGTTCCCAGTCTTTCTTTGCAGTCGTCGCCGCACGTGCGGTATGGTATTTTTGTTCGTAGCATTTACCGCTCAAGAATTTCCAAATCAAGGTGAAGCGTTTCTTCTTTTTCTTGCCCACCTTGTGATTGGTTACCTTATCTGGAAAATCAGGAAGGGGTTTCTTGCGGTCTGTTTTCATCGTCTGTGTTATTTTACCAATTCACTTACTAACCTTTCGAATGGTTCCACTTGCATCTTTGACATATTCACTCCCCTTGAAGTCGGAGTAGATTTGCCCACGAGGAACACCCAATGAATTATCGATACCCCGTTTGGCGTATTTCAATGGTTTCCGACCATCAGCACCAATATCCAGCATTCGCTTTGCCATCTGACGAATCTGAATCTGTTGTTCAGGTGTCATATTACGATACGTCGACTCTTCAGTCTCAGTTTTGGTTTCTTCTTTCTTTTCTTCCATCATAAATCTATGTGCTTGTTTATACGGTTATCTTTTTGTTCATAGTACCAAACGCGACTTTGAATAATACCTTACCGCCGATCTTCCGAAAATAACCCCACTTCTTCAGCTGGGGGTATTTTGCTAATACCTGTCTCTGTCTAGCATCAAGTTCTGAAATACCATCAGTATCAAGGGGTATTGCATCCTTGATCAATTTCGGATCAATCGCATATTTTTTCAGATCAGACCAGGCCGCCAATTTCATGATAACAGATAGAATTGCTTTAGAATATTCTCCCCAACTCCTATTCATATCCTCCCGGAGCATTTCTTTGAATAATTTGAGTCCTTCAGGAGATCCATCAGTACCCAGGGCAACAGACTTTCTCCCCGCCTTATCTTTATACATGACCACGGCCTTGGGCATTCCATTTTTAATCGCAACTTTCCAGAATGGAATCTTTTCAATCATTGCTTTAACTGAGTCAAATCCACTGCCCTTTAGTCCACCGATCTTTGCATATGATTTCTGGAGCATATCCCAGACTGCCTCGGCATACTGTTCTTTTTCATCTTTCTGAAAAAGGTTCTGGAATTTCTCTGTGATTAGGAGTTCTTTAAAGGATTGCATTTTAGGTCTTTGTTAAAATTCGTAGAGGATAGTTTCGTTTTCGATAAAACTATTTATCAATGCAAGGCTCTTTTCGGTATGATCGAATCTGTGTGAACCACCTGGGAACATTTCAACGTGATATGCCTCACCCAACATAGCATTAGTTGCATGTGAATCCAATACAGCATCAGCTTCATCCAACAAAATCAGACCGCATCTTGATCCAGTAGTAGGAAAGGAGTGAAACTCATGCACATCTTTTAGGTATCTCCCGACCGATTGAACCAGCGGATCAGTAACCGGGTTGATCGCCACAAAGGGAATACCATATTTGATACCACAGTGTGCGGCCAACCAACCACCCATCGATGTGCCAATCAGGACATCACCCACGGGTCTCACGCCGCATACTTTTTCCTCGATCTCGGAAAGTGAATCGTTTTCGTAATCAATTTGAGGTCCATTTACCGCTCCGAGTTTGGACAGAGCTTGTATCTTCGACTTCATCGGATCAAAGCTGGAACGAAACCCATGTAAGTAGGTAATCTCATTTTTCATACTATTATTATACACTATCTTGCTGGGTTTGTAAACACTTAAATTCTTCCTTGATGTATTTCATAGCGGAATCCACGGAAGCACAGAGGTGATTTTTTCTCTTGCTTGGATTGACTCTGAACAAGATCAAGCCCGGTGAATAAACACGAACTTCACCATCGAGTGTCATGGGTCGATGGAATGTGACGTATCGATATCCTCCGACTGCATCAGAGCCGAGACCCGTTTGTACCCCCATGAAGTCTGCTTCCAGGAGCGAATTCACTAATTCGTGAATTACCTTTTCTAGGTCTTCATCCATTACTTCATCGTGACCTTTCAT